GATTCAAATAATGACCAAGGTCATGAATATGGATAATACCTTCCTGATGAGCTTGAGCAAGATGGGGAGGTAGCTTCATACGAAGAGAAATATCCTTTGACACTTCTTCTGCCACAAGATCTCTGCATGTAGAAATCAAAGTCTTCTGCTTATTAGAGTTTTCTGCCAGAGCATCTTCGTTAGAACCATCAATAATACCAAGTACCTTATTGTCAATGGTATTGTGCATTCTCTGATATTCTCTCACTGCACGATAATCTTCATAACACTTTGCAGTAAGCTTCTGCTTTTTTGAGATGAGCTTGTTATAAACAGCCATTTCAATATTTGCAATTTCAATATTCTTAAGACCATGAGACTCTTCCTCGATCTCATTTGCAATGTCTTCTGCAATCTTTTCGCGGATTACACCACTTCCATTATGCATAGACTTAAGTATTGCAGTCTTAATCTTTTCCTTATCAAATGGAACAGTTCGTCCATCTCTCTTAATAACGTAACACATACACAAACCTCCTATATTAATCGGATTTATAATCGTAATTATTCAAATGTAGATTATAAACCCGTTATATCCAAGCAGTTAAATCAACGCCAAGAATTCATCTTCGGAAATGATCTTAACTCCAAGTGACTTGGCTTTCTGATTCTTACTCGAAGAAGACTGCGTATCGTTATTAATAAGGAACGAAGTCTTTGCAGAAACAGATCCAGCAACTTTACCGCCATGAGATTCAATTATCTTCTTAAGCTCATCACGATTAGAGAAATGATTTAAACTACCAGTGATGACAAAAGTATATCCTACCAGAGAATTCCCTTTGGATTCGTTCTCAATCTTAAATACAAGCTTATGAGAAAGGGCTTCCATCATTTCGTAGTTTTCTAACACATAATCAGACAACGAAAGATGCATTTCAGTGCCAAATCCATCAAGAACATCCCAATCCATATCTCCGGATTTTACAAGATTTAGAAACTTTTCAATATCACCATGAACATAATTACTAATTGCCTTACTTGCAGTGCGTCCAATCAAAGGAATAGACAATGCACTAATATATTGAGCAAGCGTAGTTGTTCTACTGTCTTCGATAGAAGTAAGAAGCTTATTCACAGAAGACTTACCAAATCCTTCAAGCTTCATCATTTCTGACTTATGCTCATGTAACTTGTAAATATCAAGGAATGAATTTAGCCAACCAAGATCAATAAAGTATTCTAGTGTCGCCTCAGACAATCCCTTGATGTCCATTGCATGCTTAGATACAAAGTGATTAAGTTTACCAAGAAGCTTTCCAGAACAATTCGGATTTGAACAATATAGGGTAGAGGTATTGTTCTCCATACGTACTTCTGTCGATCCATTACAAATTGGACAAGCTCTCGGAACGGTTAAATATTTCTTATTCATATGCATACCTCCAATGCAATCCTCCACATTGCTTTCTCTGTTTTCTACAACACATTGTAATTTTACTTTGTGTTGTACCAGCTATACTGCGAGACGCTTCACTGGCACTCTCAAATATTTCTCCAGTTTCCTCACATACCACAGCACGTTTTCTAGCGTTAGAAGCTAATTTTACATTTTTACTTCTACTTTCAGCACATTGAACGGGATGTTCTTTTTGCCATTTATGCATTTCTTTTGCTCTCTTTGACCCAAATTCAGGGTGGTTCTTCATCCATTCAAGAGCATTCTTAAGAGCATTTGGAGAGATTGATTTATATCCACCACGGGTGATATTATATCCAAAATTATGGTCTTGACTATTATACTTACTTATCCAATAATCTTCTCTGTCATAGATATATTTAATATTGGCATCGCCTTCTTCAAGAATAATATGTTCAAAATTATCCCATCCATATTTTTTAATTGCTCGATTAAAATATGTACATGTTTTATAAGCTTTTCCATTCTTCCAACGATCTCTTATGTCCTTTTGCGTGGTACAACCAATATATATTTTCCCATTAATTTTGTTCTTGTGCATATAAATATAATAATGTAATAAATCGTTAATCATTTATTTCACTTCTTGCAATTTGAGGAATGATCATATTACTCTTTTTCACCCACACCTTCTGCCCAATATAAGGTCTAAATCCAAGCAGTTCTGTCATAATACTGACATTATGAAGACTTGCGCGTTCTACAGTAGTGCCATCAATTTCAACTGGATCAAACACAGCAGTAGGAGTAAGCTGGCCTGTCTTACCCATAGTCCATTCGATATCTCTAAGCCTCGATTCAACTTCTTCGTCGTAGAACTTAAATGCAATTTGGCTTCTAAGATGGTGACTTGTCATGCCAAGTGAACGACCATATTTGATATCATCGTATCCAAGCACCATACCATCAATCGGATAATTAAGTGCCTTGGCTTTATCCTTAAGAGATTCAATGGCCTGATCAAGCGCAGATTTATCTGCATATACACTAAGGAAAGGAGTAACTTCAAAACCATAGTGACCAAGTGTGACAAGATCATCTCTAAAACTATTTGTTGAACCACCAGTAATCATCTTCCATGCAATGAACTTAATATGACGAGAGGCGGCAATCTTACTATCAAGCTGTCTTACAGAACCAGAAGCAAGATTTCTGGGGTTCTTATACTGCTGATCTTCAGAAAGCTTTGAATTAATTGCTTCAAAGTCTTCATATGTAATAATAGCTTCTCCATCTACAATCAGTTCACCATCATGATTAATATGGAGAGGGATATTATCAAACACCCTTGCATTATGCAGAATATCTTCTCCAACAGAACCATTTCCCCGTGTCTCTGCAGATATAAGATCGCCATTTACATATCTAAGCGAGATAGTAAGGCCATCAAGCTTGAGCATCATGACACCGATCTTATTGTTCAAGAAAGACACAAGATCATCAACACTCTTCGTCTTATCCAGAGAAAGCATCGGATGATTATGAGCAACCCTAACGAGTTCACTTTTTACTTCATAGCCAACAGATTGAGTAGGGGAGCTAGAGAGAATAATACCAGTCTCCTTTTCGAGATTTACAAGATGATCAAATAGCTGATCATAGTGTTCATCTGAGACAAGAGACTCTTGACGGTTGTAATAAGCATCTCTGTACTCGTTTAACGTAGAAACAAGATGCTGAATCTGAGAAATTTGATAATTATTATCCATTGTTTAACCTCCGAAGAAAACAAGGCTATCTTTTACAAGAAAGTCGCTACAGTGCGGAAGTACATCTAATGTAGAAGTGCTTGAAATAATGTCGTTTCCAGATGTGCAAGTCTTCGTTTTTACATCATAAAATTGACATTTTAAGCACAGTGAAATATGAGGATATTCCATGCGATCACCTTTAGAAAATTTGGTATTAAAGTAACAAAGAATCGACCTATTGATATTATAGCAGACAATAAACTAAAATGCAATACTATTTTCAAACATTTCCGTAAAAATCTGGAAGATTTTTTAATTCTTCATCTGAATACCAAGGAAGAGACTGATTATCTTCAGATGTAAATGTGGGTATTGCCTTGCCAGTTAAAAATTGTTGCATGAATGTATGGCGAGTGAGGTTTGCTTTTTTACGAACAGCCATGTTTACTGAATTTAAAGAACCAATATGAAAGCACTTCTTACGCATACGGGTAAGGCCAACATATAGGAGATTACTATTCATCATAAATACATGACTCTCTGGAGAACAAATAATCACGTTGTCGATAGAAGAACCTTGTGACTTATGGATCGAAATCGCATATCCAAGTCCAATATCTCTTGCTTCAGACTTAGTATATTCGACATAGATATCATCAAATTTGATCACCATATAAGATGAAGAAACTTGCTGTACGATACCAGATTCACCGTTAGCAATAAAAGCAGTAGGAAATTCTTCAGGGTCACAGTATTCGTCCATGCTATATACATAAGCTTCTAACTCTTCATCATATTGCATATAATCTCTGCTCAATGGAGCTTTATAATTATTTGCTTTCTGGATGACAATATCACCAATATAATATGTTGTATCTCCACATGTGAAGCTTGGAGACTTGCCACAATTCGGATTAGCGACCTTCTGAATCATATTATTCAAAACAACTGTTCCGCAATCACCAACGTTCTTGGCTGTAAGAATCTGAATGTTTTCAATACTATTTCCATCATCAAGCAATTGTTTATATAATGAAACTGCTGTATTGGGAATTGACTCAGACTTTGTGTCAATAAAGGCATAATCCTTATTGTCTCCAAATACTGTGATATTTGATTTCATCGAAGCATCAAGATACTTCCTACAATTTCGTACATCTGTAGCGATCCGCATAAGACCACCTTCGCTATAACGAAACACCTTTGTAAGAGTAATCATAGGAATAATACCCGACATCATAAAATCATGAAACAAATTACCACACGAAACAGAAGGAAGCTGGGCATTATCTCCAATCATAAGAAGCTTTGTTTTGCTAAAATCAATAGCTTCAATTAAATGCCTGAACAAAGAAACATCTACCATTGAAAACTCGTCAACAATGATTACGTCATCAGAGAATGGATTGTTTTTATTTAGTCCCCATCCAGTTTCTACATTATATGCAAGACCTCTGTGAATTGTAGAAGCAGGACGATTTGTAAACGAAGCAAGAACCTTCGAAGCCTTACCAGTAGGTGCAAGAAGGGTAAATGACTTATGAAGATCATCAAGCATATTTATGACAGCTTTCATGCTAAATGATTTACCACATCCAGCAGCGCCGTTCAAAATACTGATCGGATATTTGCAGACATTTTGTACAACCTGAATCTGCTCATCTGATAGTACAGCACCATCTACATTGCGATATTTCTCTGGATCACAGTTCCAAACAGATCCATTATTAAGATTGCTAAGAATCTTATCAGCGATGTACTTTTCTTCAGAATAAATATATCGCATCGCTACATCCATTGTCTCGACATCATAATAAATACTTTGATCTTTAACGGCTTCAGTGAAATGATGAGCACAATCAGGAACAGTTTTTATACATTGAGCACGAAGATCAGCAAGATTCATTTTTGTATTACCATTATCTTGATTCTCCATAAGAAGATGATGAATACAGGCCAAACAACGTTCAGGACTCGTCCTTAGATCATGCAGAAAGGGGACAATAGGAGGTTCACCTTTCTTTACGCAGTCTTTCGAAGCTTTCTCCATATCAAGAAGAATCTTATCTGCTTTAATGAAACCGATTCCAGCAATTGAACATAGACATTTATATGGATTTTGTTGTAGTTTGCTCTTTAATCTTGCAATTGTTTCATACTCAGCATAAAGCTTTCGGATAACATTTAGAGACAAGAAGCCTTTAAATTCTGTAATTAAATCAATTAAACAGAAATTCTCAGTGATCTTATCAACGATTCGTTTAAATGTTTTATCCTTGATACCTTTTAACTTATTTAGATCAACTTCGTTAGTCCTTCCTTCTCTTACAAGATCAATAATATTTGGATAATGATTAAATAGGGTAGTTGCCTGATTCATCGTAAGAATCTCAGAAAGAAATGTAAGGATGTCTGTTATGGAACTAGGAATTGATCTTTTAATTTCTGATACTTTATATCCATATCCATACTTTGACTCTTGCTCGATACCAGTTACCTCATAAGATGCATTATCTGATAAATCAAACAACTCACCCATAATTGTAACTCCACCATATTTATTACGCTTTACTTCAGGGTAAATCTGTTTATCGACCTTCATCGCGTAAATTTTGTATTCTGGCGTATTATACGTACAACGTATTACTTCTCCAAGAAACGTAACAGGTGGGGTAAGAACATCGTTTTTCACAAATTCACCTCCAATTAAGCATTGCGTACTACATCATAGTATTCGAGTACAATCTCTGTTTCATTAGAAACTACCCATTCTCCATTAACAAGCTTCCTTCTATGACGTTCAGTAAGCTCATCGATTTTAAGAATAGAGAACAATCCGAAAGGTTTTGCCATATATGTTTTGCTAGTTCTGATTCTGGTTTTGATTTCTTCTCCATTACATAGTCTCTTTAATGTAATGAAAGGTTTTGTATCATCACGCTTTGCTTCATAATTGACAACAATGAACATATTCTTAGGGATTTCAGGATTTGTATATGTTACGTAATTCAAGTATTCCTTTTCAAACCTAATATAATCAATTAATTGCATAGGTTTATTTGGAATGCGAGAAATCAATTCTTTGAGCAAACCAACATTATCAATTTTACTGAATTGTTTTTCTGTCTCTTTTTCAGAATACTTTTGCAAAAGCATTTCAGATAAACCATACTTTTCATACTGAGGAAGCTTATCTTTCTTAATGACCTTACATTCTCTTAAAGGGGGAAGGAGTTTAACTTCTTTCTTTGTGTCAGGATTCTTTACAGAAATACCAGCATATAAGTCATAACAATCTTTAAGATAAGAATTCTCTCCGAAATCAGAGAAGAAATTTAAACCAATTAAAATCTTTAGCTGACGATCATTCATAATATTGTTCTCGTTAATTGCATCAAGAAGATCAATGAATGATTCATAAGATTCAGAATTTGCAAGCGTCATCAGACTTTCTGCAATTTGAGCGTTACAGTATTTAATGGTATTTGTACCGATCATAACACCATCATTGTATACGCAAGTTTTAGGAGAGCAATTATTGTACTTACCAAGATAAATTGGTATGTTCATACGAAGAGCTTCTTCTGCACATCCAGAGATCTCTTCTATTTTACCAGCAACAGAATTCATCCATGATGACAAAAATTCTTTTGAATGATAGGTTTTCAAAAACATTGAGATACATGCAATAATCGCATATGCGGCGGCATGAGATTTATTGAAACTATATCTAGCAAAGTCAAGCATTGTTTCCCAAAGCTCATCTAATTGTTCTTGTGACCATCCACGGGAAGATAGGCCAGCATACAATTCAGGTTGAATTTCTGCTAGAAGCTTTGGATTCTTTTTGCCAGTAGCCTTACGGAGCTTATCAGGATTTGAAAGATTTGCGAGTCTGCCAATTTCAATAAGCTGTTCTTGGTATACAATGATGCCATAAGAATTTCTAAGAATAGGCTCAAGATCCTGATGGATATATCGTATGTTTTCGACTCCCATTTTACGATCAGCATAATTATCAATAAACTTCATAGAACCCGGCCTGAACAATGCATTTGCCGTGGTAAGATCATCAATATTGCTACAGTCTATTTTCTTAAGAGTTTCTTGCATGCCTTTAGATTCGAACTGAAAAATACCACCAGTTAAACCACTCCTGAAGTTTTCCCAGATTCTTTCATCTTTGAAGTTAAAGTTATGCGGAGCAATATATTCATAATTCTTACCTATTTGTTCAAGTGTATCGTATATAACATCAATAGTTCTAAGGCCAAGGAAGTCTGCCTTAATTAAGCCAAGATCTTCTGCTGTATGCATATCTCCTTGCAGAATTACTTCACCATCGTCATTAATGTCTGTGGCGTTGTAATATGTAAGCTCATTCATACAAGCAATTTTGCCACAAGGATGGGCAGAAAAACTCTTCGGTAATCCTGCAAGATGTACTGCATAATCAAATAGTTCAGGATATGATTTCTTGTATCTATCCAATAATCCAAGATCAATTACTTCTTGAATGGTTTCATTCTCTATCTGAGAAGTCATTTCATTTGCAACATCAAACGGAATACCAAGAATTCTACTTATATCCTTAATTGCACCCTTTGCCCAAATGTACTGGAATGATCCAAGACTTGCTACTCGATCTTGACCATATTGATTAATGACAAATTGAAGAACCTTTGCTCGATCTTCTTTGCCGAAGTCGGAGTCAACCTCTTATACCCTCGGTTTCCCGATATTTTTTAGGGGATAGACTATATCTACATCCTATGTATTATAGGATGGATGGCACTTCGGGATAAACCCTACTCCCTCCAACTGGATAGTCGTTGAACCTTGCTCTGTTCGAGCCTTGGCTGCTGATTGCCCATTGAAATGCACTTAGGACATGACATACATCATGCTTTTATTTCACCTTATGCTATACAACTAATTTTTTCTGCTTTCGCAACGTTCACACTTAAGTTTGTTTCATCTTTATGTTGTAGTTTAGTTGTCTTTAGGGTTTTCCAGCAATTCACCATCTAATAACTCACACTGTTACCAGTATAAGCGACTGTATTTAGTATAGTAGCTTTTCAATAAGAGATACCTTTCGTATTTTCTATCCAAATAAATAGTCGTATCTGCATATAAGTAATCTAACATTTTTAAAACTTGTAAATTACCACCATACGACACAGAATAATTATTAACATTATTCTTTCTGCGTTTCTCAAATGTTGGATAATCGGTAGCTTTATTTTTAGGTAAATACTTATGAATTGATTCAAGCATTTCTTTAGTTGAAGTAATCTTTAAACTATATACTAATCGGTTAGAATTTACATTATGTTTATGGAATGTAATTGAACCATCTCCATCTACATAACCTCTAATAAAATGTCGAATCAAAGTCTCATCTAAAAATGTAGGAAATGTTATGATTTCTGTTTTGCGTATATAAACACCCTTTTGAATAAGTTGTTCACACATATGTCTGTCTATTATAGAGAGCCGACAATATGAACGTCCATTCTTATTATGGTACTCACGAACTGGTGCATCAGTTTTTAAAAATGATTGTAACTTTTCTAAGTGTCTCTTATCTTGTATCGCTAATGCAACTGATAATTTTAAATTGTTACCAGATTTTTGAATGCATCCGTCAGCATATATAAAGCCAAGCCAATATGCTTTCTCTTCTGTGTCGATACAATCAAAAACAAATGAATCATTTTTAAATACTTTAGCAGTATAATCATTTCCTCTTATTGTTATATTATGCTTTTTGATTATGGAGTAGGTACTATGATATTTATATCCATATTTCTTTGATAGAGATAATACACTACATCCACTTTTGTAATCTTCAATAATTTGTAATTCAATATCTTTAGGAATAATTTCTTTTTGCACTTTATATTTAACTTATCAATTATTGAAAACTACTATACTAATTTTAATCTGGAATCTTAAGCTCGTTTTTCGTGATCTTTCCTTGTTTCAATAAGTCCAAAGCACCAACATCGATAAACCTCTCAAAATACAAACCATATTCAATAGGATCAATATCTGTGATATGTGTAAGATAATTGACTAGACTACCTCCACCAGAACCACGAGCGATACCTCGTCTAGTAACAGAATTTACATAACTATGTACAAACAAGAAGTATCCTTCAAACCCCATTTCTTGAATGGCGCTCATCTCATAAGCAAGGCGTTCAAGATAAACTTGTTTGTTCGGTTTATCTCCAATTCTCTTTTGTTTCCATCCTTCAATACAAAGGTGTCTTAGATAATCAATCTCTGAATCAAAACCAAATGGAATTTGGACATGAGGCATAATAGGGGCAGAAAGAGGAAGATAAACGTCACACTTATAAGCGATTTCATCACAAGTTTCAATGGCTCTTAGGTTTTCTTCTCTGGTTGTAGACTGACAAATAGAGAGAATTTCATCATCTGACTGAATATAACAATCATTGTATGTTTCTCCAACTTCTCTTGCCTGTCCGATCTGGACGAAGATATTATGATATTTCTGATCTTCCTTGTTCAGATAATGAGCGTCAGTTGTAACGACATATTTAATGTTTAGCCTATTCGCAAGATCAACAATTCTTCGGTTTAATTCTTGCTGTGCAGGATCGCTATGACTCTGATATTCAAGATAATAGTCACTTCCAAATACTTTACGATACTGATTTGCAATAATCTCTGCTGAAGCATAATCGCCTTGTGCTAATGCTCTTTGGAGTTCGCCAGCCATACAAGCAGAAAGAACGATTAAACCTTCTTTGTGCCTCTCAAGCATTTGAAAATCAATTCTTGGTTTACCATAATATTTATATTTGCAAGACAAGGAAACCAATTTATTTAAATTAATACGACCAGTTTCATTCTTGGCAATAACGACAAGATGATTATACTTGCTTGATGAATCACGAATATTTACGTCATTACAAATGTACATCTCGCATCCATACATGTATTTAATGTCGTACTTTTTACATAGCTTATAGATTTCTACATTTGAATATACATTGCCATGTTCTGTAACACAAACAGCTTTTTCTCCATGATCAGCCATTTGTTTGACCAATTGTTCTGGATCAATAATCGCATCAAGCAAACTATACTTCGTATGAATATGAATTCGCGTATTCATGAATCATCTTCACTTTCGTTTTTATTAGATCTCCAGCCAATGATAATTGAGTGATTTCCAAGTTTATAGATGTCATATCCAGAATCTAAAAACGTCTGACTATATTGATTGAAAAATAAAGGAATATATTCTTTTTTGATATACATTCTATTCATAGCACCATAAGCAATATCTAATTCATAAGATAGCCTACAGTCAGAATAACCATGTTCTGCGCTATTCTTAATCAGTTTTAGAACTTTAAAGAATATACGATCACGATCTAAATTGAATGCTTTTAGATTCTTTTCTTTTATATAATTTCGTAAATCAGAAGCTTTAAACAATTTGTTTGTAAATTCGAGCATTCTAAGTACCTCTTAATTCATCAACGCATTTAACCAAGAAAAATCAATATTCTCTTTTGTGGACGTTGATCCTGTGGAAACTTTCGTGATAACATAATCTTCATCGTCATCTTCAGTATTGCTACCAACACCAGAGAAGATATCTCCATTCTTTTCTGCTTCTAAACGTTCAAGGTAAGCTTGATAGGGAAGATGTAAAGAGGGGGAGTAACCGCACAATGTAGCAAAATAATAGCTTTGAGACTGAACAGATTCATCACTATCCCAGAATGCCATATAGCTACCAGTGTTTTTATAGTCTTCTTCACGAAGCGTAATATCTTCAATGGTTGTAATAATTGTTGCCATCAAATTATCGACCAGTTTTTGTGTGATTGGCACATATACATAACAATCAGATATAACATACTTCTCTTGCACATCTTCTGGAAGAACGCAAATATCATTAGCGTCAAGCAATGCTTTTAGATAATCGTCTGCTTTATCCTTATACCCAAGAGCATTTAACCAAGTCTTTGCGTTACTTTGCAATGCTTCACCAATCTTACAACGTTCAACTTCTCTGGTCTTTACAGTTCCATTTTTCTGCTGATATTCAATAGAAACATATTTAAGGAAGTTCCAACAGATCTTAATCTTTTCCCAAGGAATACCAGACTGATTAAGCGCTATGGCGTAAATCAAAAGCTGACCACATTTTTCTTCTGCTGTTTTGCCAGAATATTTGGTGCTGGTTTTCCAATCAATAATATGATAAACACCATTATGATCTACATAAATAGCATCAATATATCCTTGAAAAAGATGATTCCCAATTTTAGCAGTAATAAACTTTTCAAGTGCAATGCGATAAGGAATTTTTTTATGATTCTTAAAAAAATGCATTAGATCATCATGATACTTTGAGCCAATACTATCATTCTTAGAAGAATCATTTCGATCAAATTGAAGTTTAGCAAATTGAATTGAAGTCATCCAACCTGTATTGAACCGATCAATCATATCTTCGTAATTGATCTTCTCATTATAAAAATCTTCAATAATACTATGACAAATACCGCCAAGTGGGGCATAAGCACAATCGGTTCGATCCTCTTTCTTTTGCGCAATATATTTAAGATAGTATTCAAAAGGGCTAATGATAAATTTGTCTACCTTAGACCAACTCCAGATTCGATTAACCCCATATTGATCCATTACAGCTTGTAGCTGTTCACTTGTTAATCGACTCATATACACCTCTTATTGAGTTTCTAACGCTTTACGCATATTTAGTATATCGTCAATAGTCATTTCCATAACAGTACGGAATTCATGAGAACTAGCAAAATTTGCTCTAATAGCACGAAGCATTGCATGTTCAAGAACTTCTTTATAGTTATTCTTTAGTGTGGCAATCATATCTTCTTGGATTTCTTTAAAGGCAGGAGATAAATCAATTTTATTTGCCGCTGACACAAGAAGATCGCTCGGTCTATCTCTACCAGACCAATCACTAGTATCAAGGAATAACCTTACGATTTTTTTATCATTACGGAATACTTCAATGATACACTCACGGGTAATTTCATGAAGCTCTTCTTTTGAAAATGCTTTTAATTCTTTATCAATGATGTCTTTAAACATCGTTTCATCAACATTTATCTTTATCTCCATTGTCACACCTCTTCATAATACTCAGATAACTCAATGATGTCATCTGGAGAGTTGGTAAAACTTCTCTTTAAATACTGCTTACCGCCATCTACTGCTACCTTGCCACAAGAACACCATTTAAAATCATGTGTGTATGTAGACTCAATAATATCTTTACAATGTGTACACTGGATACGATTATGTAGGATTTTTCTCATTTCTTTTTACCTTTAAACTCATTCATATAGGAAAGATACTTCTGATGAAACACTTCATCATACAGCGTTCTATTATCAAAGAGAAATTGATAAGTATCGTTGTCTGCATCTGCTGGGGAATCTTTATCAGCAAGAACTCCCCAAGAATCATAAATAAAGCTTACTGCACGTTTCATATAAAACAATTCGCACATATGCCATACCTCTTCAATGGGTACATCCTTATCCATTGCGATAACAACTTCATTAATCGCAAGCGTACAAATAATGCCATATTGAGAACGTGACATAGAATGACCAGATAATGCGACTAACGTACCGTCAAAAAGACTATCTCGTTTTAAAACACTTTTCTCGGCTTCTACCACAACAACATATTTCTTTTCTTCAATTGACTTTCTATTTTCAAACATACCATACACGTTGAACTGTTTCTGATAAGATGGGGTAATGAAGTATTTTTTGATACCATACAAGTCATAATTCGGTATAGTTGTTCTTGCGTTTGTTCCCATGAGCTTTCCAGTTTTCCAATGTCTCATTGGAATAATCACTCGACTGCGTTCATAGGAAAACATGATTCCAAACTTATCTCTCGTCCAAGGCATGATTCCTTCACGAAACCAATCAACATGAAGAAGAGGCACATAATCTTCAAGAACGTTTTCTTCAATATATTGAATATCTTGTACATCACAAGTGACATTCTTTTTCTTAACACGTTTAAATACTGCAAGATTTTCTTTCTTCTCGATTGGCTTCTGTTTACTGATTCCAGTATACTTTAGATCCAATAAACTACATAAATATTTAAACGCCTCTGTAAAATCACAATCAGTAATATATTGAACTAAATCAAAAATATCTTTACGATCATCAAATGAAACATTTCTTGAAAAACTTCTGAAATTTAAATATGTATTATTTCTAATATTGATGCCTTGCGGATTATCACCATCTGGAAATGCGGCAGAATAATACTCATGACGCTCGTTGTATTGAATATGATGACAACCAAGCGATTCTAAGAGATATTCTATTTTTTGATTTCTAAAAATAAATTCTTTTAGCTCGTTAGTTGTCATCATGACACCTCGTTAGAAATCTTGCGGAACAAAACAAATACCAATATCTGAGCAAACATTTGTACTAAGATTACAATTCGAAACGATTTGTCGGCCTGTCTCACCAAATCTATTTTTTGTGATGAATGTGATCATCAGATTATCTTCTTTTACAGGAGCATATGTAAGACGTGTTCCATCATGACTATCTTTCGGAATCTTTCTACATTCAATCTGATGAGAGCAACCTTCATATTCATCATCAAAGAACCTTCTCATCATTAAATTAACAGACATGACATCCAGAATTGATTTGGCTTGACCAATTTCATTATTGGTCAAATGCCTCATTTTAATACTAGCTTTGCCAAGCTGATACGTTACAAACAGCCCTACATTTAAGACAGAAGGTTTAATCGTATCATAAAGTGCAACCATATCACGCATCATGGATTTATAAATCTCATCAGTTCCAGCGTCAAAGCTTTCCTTAAGAGTATCCAGAACAAAGATTCGAACACCATACATAGAAGAATACTTACGGATCTGTTTAATAGCAGTTTTTGCTGAATATTTTTCAAGTGGAACAACTGTAACTAAGTTCTCTTTTTTTCTAGCGTCTATCCAATCAGATGCTTGATGTAGAATTGCAGATTCTTCAGGTGTAAATTTGCCTCGTCGAAGAATCTTTTTTTGAATATTAGCATGAAAAATATTGTTACTAACCCATACGAGTAGTTCTTTCTTAAACTTTCTTTGGTCTTCTTCGTTAATCAAAAAAACAATTCTTTCTCCATGATTAATAGCCATAGGGAGTAGGTAATTAAACGCCATTGTAGATTTACCTACACCACTGCTTGCGCCAAGACCATAAATGTTACCATTAATGTTAAAGCCGCCAATCTCTTCTGTTAAAACATGTGCGTTATCAAAAGGAATGCCAGCTTCACTGCTACCGTCAAGCTCCATAACAAATTCGTGCATATCTTCAAAAATGTTATAAGCTTTTGTTTCTGCTGTTGAATTGGAAAAAATATGATTAAGTTTTGCTTCAAATACGTTGTAAATTGCTTCTGCTGGAAGATCTACATATTTCGAGAAATTTTCTTTTACGGGGAAACCTGCCTCTGAGAGTTTCAATAATGCATTCCATTTACGCAATTCAATAACGTATCCATCCAAATTCTCACTATTGACATATTGAACAGATCCGACAAGCGTATTGTAACCACCATATTCTTCGTATTTTTCTTGAAGCTTTGGATGCTTCTCAAGATAAAATGCAATAGTCATATCATCAAGCGTTGACTTCTTTTCATTGACAATAATATCTTGTGCGATGGAATAAAATACTCTCCATTGATTATGAGAGAAATCTTCTAGCTTTAAATCAAGATTATGAATTAAATCTGGCTTTTGAAAAATACTGGAAATGATATTTGCTTCAGGCGCTTCCTTAAGTACAAGGATTTTTTCTCTAGTTTCTGCAAGTTCTTCTTGAAAAGGTGTGAGTCTTTCTTTATTAATCTCTGCCATAAACTCACCTTTTATGTAATATCGTCAAGCAATCCCTTGTAATCATAAGTCTGTTTGGGCTTAGATTGATAGTTGCTTGTATATGTTGGAACATAAGAAGAATCATTTTGCTCTGCTACACGATTTAGCTCTTCTTTTGCTTTAAGAGCAAGATCCAACCTCATGGCAACAATGTTTAAATTAGATTCAGCAATTGCACACATGTAATTAAAGCGAAGGTCTTCTGTGAAGAATTGCTTCTTATTTGCACGTTTAATTGCATCCGCAGAAGCTTTAAAAGCTCCTAGAATTACCTTGTACGGATAATATGCTCGTGCTTCTGTTTTTAGATTCTTAATCTTAGTACCGTCTTGCATACCCTTAAGTCTAAGAACCATTTTAGACGTAAGAGACATATTAACGGAATATCCCATGACCTCTTTGCGAACATACTCATAAAGATTTGTAAAATCTATTTGCTCATTTTCATCTATTTCTTTTTTATGAGCATAATTTTCTTTTAGCTTATTTGAGCATCCGCATGATAGACCTTTTGCAGAACCCCTTTTTAAATCTTGTTCTTTTACTACAACTTCTTTACCACATTCACATCTGCAAAGCCAAGTCTGGTAAACAGTTTTTCCTCGCTTATAAACAGGCTTACCATTTTCATCACGGATAACTTCACCATTCTTATCTTTACTAAGAATTTGACTATAAAGAGGATCGGCAGGACAAAGTACAGTATACTTTCCGAATTTTTGATTAGTAAGATCACCAATTACTCGATTTGTACTCATACACAAACTCCTAATCTCCCTCATGGCTGTTGTGCCATGAGGGAATAGTGTGATAATTAAGAGAATACTTCAATAACACTCATCGCATCAGCAAGGGAAGCAATGTCGTTCGGATTACCACTCTCATATCCAAGAGTACGAATCTTCATGACAACTGGCATAACCTTATCCATATCCCTTGCATTTTCAGAACAATACGCAACAATATTACTGATTGCAGATTCAAGCTCACGCTTGGCCTTATTAGCAGCTTCAGCATCAGCAATACGCCTTGCATTCTCCTTGACAATTTCAGCCTCTTCAGTCTTGCGCTCATCCAGAGACTTACCCTTGCTTTCAATCTCATACTTAATCGCATCGACAATAGCGTTGATAAACTCATCTGCATCAAAGTCAATTTCCTGCTTGATATGAGAGAAGCGAGAGCCGCTATCGACAACAAAAGAGTCATCTCTGAACTTAATCTTACGAACTTCATCCTTAATAATGGTCTTCATCTCATCCTTCTTGGTAACGATATTCTTCTTACCAGTCTTTTCTTTCTGAAGCTCACGATCAAAATACGCAAGGCAAAGGAAATGCAAATTCTTCTTCAGGGCATTGAAATAATTCTGTTGCTGATCAGAAGTGAGAATAGTGTATGTTTCATCATTATAGATGTTTTTAACTTCCTTGGTCTTTACATGACCAATGAACCAAACCTTAACACCAACACTCTCAAGACGATCAATCTGTTCAAACATCAGTTCAATCGCTTTCTTACTGCCAGCGCCAAATCCATTCCAAGCGGCATTCAAAGAATCAACACGCTTATCAGGATTTTTCTTGTTCCAAAGACGCAAAGCTTCCTGCTCTGCAAGAAGAATATACTGATCATAGGTGTCAACAAAAACAACTCTCAGATCAGCGTAATCAACACTCTTATTATCTACAATATCGTCAACAAACTCCGTCCAGTCTTCCCACGAAGGAATAGATTCAGCAACAATACCTTCGATTGCATCTGCACCTTGTTCACGATAAAGCTCTGCAAAAATATAACCATCTTCACCAACAAGCTTTTCTGCAACTTCATATAGAAGTGTGGTCTTGCCAACCTTCGGCTCTCCAAGGAGCATCAAAGAATAGCTAAACGGATCAATCTTAACATGATTTTTCTTTCCGAATTTTCTTGCCATAATAATACCTCTTAGTTTATTTGTAATTAGGGCAAGAATTAACTTGCCCTAATTGTTTACTTATTTCCCATCAATTCCTTAAGCCATTCCATATTGTTAGCGGAAGCAGATGCTACAGGAGGGGGATTAGAATCAGGATTATCATCCATTTCATCTTGATTAGTAGCATTCAAATAATCAAGAGACAGATCATCTTCAGTATAACGATCTTCGAACTTCTGAGCGAAAACACCGTCATCAGTAGCCTTAATATCAACCTGATCAAGAATCATTCTGATTTCACGCTTACCATTACTGCAAAGTTGATAAGCACGATCCATCGTAATCATCTTGCACTTAACCATTTTCTGTACATCGGGCGGCATTTCATCAATTGCAATAGGCACAATAGCGCCACCTTCAACGATAAAACCAAGGAAGTTGACCTGAGTGATATTCTTCTTAACCTTCAAATACTCCTCATACATCATCTTAAATTCGTCCTTGGAGTAACGTTTAATATCAAGCTCAAAAGTCTTCATGTACGGGAACTGTCCCTTGACTTCAAGACCATTATATTCCTTCACATAGTCAAGAACTCTTCCGTCTACATATAGAACACCCTTTTCCTGATCAACATTCTTGATATTTACAGAATCTTGATCAAGCAAAACAGACTGCTTAAATGTTGCTCGGAACTTATCAGGTTCAGCCTTTGAAAGCTCGATCTTAGAAATATTCTTTCTAATCTGCACCTTATCCTGATACATGGAATACCTAAGTGAACCATAAACATTTATCACCATGTCTTCCTTAAGGCATTCCTTCACATATGCGATAGCATCATATGCACTCAAGAACTTCTTTACATAATTCTTACCTTTATCAGTTCTCTCAAGTCCAATAGAGATAAAGCAAGAATCACCAATTTCAGAAAGAATACTATCGTTAAAACGATCATCCCAAGCGACTTCAATCTTATTCTTGAAGTCATCTGTACCATCATCATTCTTACCATGAGCATAGATAGTACCAGCCTTTGTGCTACTATAACCGCCCATCAATTCGCAATACACAGTTCCATAGTTTTCGCCGCAATCTACACCAAGATTCAATGAATTATAAATCCAGTCTGACTTTTCAGAGGACTCATTAATCTTAAACGTATAATCGGTAATCTTTGGTCTTCCAATCAAGCTGAAACTTGATACCCAATTCTCTTTAGCTATTGTCTTTCTGTCGTTACTTTTAGCCATAAGCAAACACCTCTAAAATATTATTAGTTAGAGGAAACATCTGAAGATTCAGTATCTTTCTGGTTTCCTAAATTAGCAAAGTATTCCTTTAACTGCTTCCAACGAGCAATTGCAAGTCTACCATTATCCCAATGGTACTTCTTCGGCTTGGGCTTTGCTACATTGTAGTTCCTATTCATATCACCAATCTTTTCAATCTTGGCGTTATGATAACGCTTCCAAGCCTCTCGGAATTCCTTTGTGTTTCCACATTGAGATCGAATAATTGATCTTTCCAAAGTTCTTACACTCATACTTTTACATCCTTTCAAATATATCTATTAATTATCTCTCTCGTATAAACAGAAAGGCGATAATTAAAAGCAAAGAAATAATTATTGAGTCTGCCACTCTCTGTATTCACCTCTGTCACAGAATCCATCGTCATATGTAAAATCAGATGGACACCATTGCTCTTTGTCATATGTCAAAAATTCGAGATGAAACATGGGGCAATCAATTGTATATCGTTTATTGCAGTATTTACACCGTACAACTTCAACCCAATCACTCATTTGTTACTTCTGTAGTCGAAACCATTTCTGGATTTTCGATAACGTTTCCAAGAACTTCAAGCAAATTCTGATATTCAAATCCAAGAGGGTAGAAGGTAGAGTCTTTATCACAAAGCAAGTAGAATGATGCATGCTCTGGGACATATGTAACAATACCTGTAAACACACCATCTTTAGCGTTGCAAATATCACCCTCGTAAACATCAATACCATGTTTATCTTGAATCTCAACACAACGATGGACAACATATTTACGATCAGAAAGAAGTTTTAGAGTAAATTTACCAAACAATCCTTGCTTGACCACAAAAATATCGCCTCGTGGATCTGTCATAACTACATTATTGATCTGTACTTTATTCTTAATATCGAATACTCTATATCTCATAGGATTTCCTCATCAATAGTCTGCGTGAAACCACACACTTCGCCATGTGTCCAGTATTCAAGAAGATCACAAATCTCATCGATAACATAAATCTCTTCATCATAATCAGATGTGCCAGCCATATACATGTCATATCCAATGAAATGAAGACCAGTAATACCATAGGCATGAGCCTTAGAAAGCATAGCATTCGGATTTCTGCAAACTACAACTGCATTAACGCTTTTTGCATACTCCAGAAGTTTCTTTGTCTTGCCTGTGCTATTACCGCCAATAATGAAACGATCCATAGTTAACACCTCTTACTTTGTACTTTCGAAAAAGTCTTTAACCTTACCACACTTGCTGCACTTTTTAATGCAGGAAAAGCATTCCTTCTTGTGACCATCATTATAACGCTCAGAAAAGCGATAAGAATCAACGATTTCCCATTCGTGCTTACAGAACATCTGCTTAAAATTAATATGAGCCATATCAATTAACTCCTTAAGTGTGAATGTTAATAGAACTGATATTTTATTCAGTATGTACTTCGCTTCTAAGAACCCAAATATCGCCTCTACGTTCAATAAATTCATAATTATTAAACTCGGAAGGTATGATCTCAGGATCAATCAAAACTTCTGTGTATAGTACGCTGGTTGTATAATTACAAGCTAGATAAAAGAACACAATAATACATATAAATAAGGCAAAAACAGTAATGATTGAACATCCCTTTATTACTGATCTATTGTCTTCTGTGATATGGTGTATCATAAAACCAGCTAATACAAAGCATAATATACATAATATTGCATAAACTATACCCATCTTAAATGGTTGGAAAGTTGATAAAATCGTCATTTTATTACCCACATGATCTTCCTAGATCCATCTCAGTTTCGAACAGAATACGGTTATATACGTCATCATTCAACGAATTCAAAGAATTTGAATACTTTATCTTTTTTGATCCGCAGTATGGACATAGGTTAAAATCTTCAAATCCAACTGGTGCGATGTGCAAACACATTGGATTACCACAACGATAATCCCATACACCATTATTAGAAAAACCAATCCATAATTCGCTGTCTGTTCTAAAAACATCGTCAATCGACATTCAAAATCACCAACGCTTTCTTGATTTCAGCAATGGTTTGATCAATCTCTTCCATTGTAATATCATCAGGCATTGTAATTCTAATAGTTTTAAGAGCCTCTTCATCCGAAAGCCCGATTGCTTGTAACACATGAGATGGAGAAGAAGAATAAGAATTACATGCAGAACCAGCAGAAATATAGATGTCAGATGCTTCTAAGAGATAGATCATAGATTCAGCAGTTACATTCTTATTAAATGTAACATTGATATTATTGGGAAGACGTTGATTACGATGACCATTAAGCTTGCATCCCATTGCTTCAAGCTCAGAAATAAAATTATTTCTTAGCACTGTCATACGAAGATGATATTGTGCATCTCTTTGAGTTACTTCCACAGCCCTTTTAAGAGCCATAATCCCAGCAACATTTTCAGTACCACCACGTAAACCACCCTCCTGCGAACCATAAATAATGGGAGAGATATCTACTCCATTACGAACATATAAGAACCCAATACCCTTTGGAGCACCAATCTTATGACCGCTTGCAGACAGCATATCAATACCAAGCTCGTTGACATCAATTGGTATCTTACAAAATGCTTGAACTGCATCAACATGAAGAAGTGCATTATATTGATGACAAATTTCAGAAATGGCCTTGATGTCCTGAATTGTACCAATTTCATTGTTTGCCATCTGTATAGAAACAAGAATTCTTATATTCTGGTACATTAACTTTGGATATGCTTCGCATAGCTCTTTATGTTCTTTAAATAGAGCAATTAAATCTTTTAGATTAATCAAACCATCCTTATTTACTAAGAGTATTTGATATCCAAACCTCATGTTTCCAAGACATCTTCTAATAGATGAATGTTCGATATCTGTTGTAATCACATATGGCATTTTCCCTAAGTGTTCTGACTTTTCTGCAAAACCCTGTATTGCCCAACAATTACTTTCAGATCCACCAGATGTAAAATAGATTTCATTTGCTTGTGCTCCAATGGATTTTGCAACAACGTCTCTAGCTTCATCTATCTTTTTCTTTACAGCATAAGCTTTACTATAAATAGAAGAGGGATTATACCAATGGTCATAAAGGTAGGGGAGCATTGCTCTAATTACTTCATCCTTTGGTTTAGATGTTGCCGCATCATCAAGATAAATCATTAGATGTCACCAAGTTTCTTATAATCTTCAAGCATCTGTGCCATCACAGGATTCTTTTC